TACCTGAGGCTTTAATAATATTTCAGGCACAACTGCTTTCGCCGCATCTTTGCGAGAGGTATCTACCGTAATATCGACCTCTGGCTTTCCAGTTAAAACATTTTTAAGAGACGCAACTATATCCACTCCAAAAAAGTATTGTAATCCATTAATTATAACTAAAATAATAAAAATAGCGGCTACCATTATACCTATGGTTTTTGAGCTGGAACTAGATCCTGTGTCTGAAGTAGAACTAGCCAACGGAGAAAATGTGCTAGATGTAGATCCGCTTTCTCCTAAATACATGAATAACATTACATAAATTAATATAACTACCACTAAAATAATTATAACACTTGGATTAGATAATAAACTATTTATAAAACTATACATATCTGTCGCCACAGTTCCTAAACCGGTATCTACAGAAGAACTACTTGTATTAGTATCGGTATCAGTTGTTTCAGTTGTTTCGGTTGTTTTGGTTATTTCTGTCATTATATTATATATAAATCAAATATTTATTTTATTGCTCTTTTTCTATAGAAAAAACAATACGCTTTGGGTGAAACAATTTGTTGCTTATGAATTTGTTCCGGCACTTCTGTCACAGAAGTGTCATTATAATGATACCATTTATCGTTAGCATTTTTAACATAAGATGTATAGTGCCCGCCTTGGACAGACCCTCCATGATTACAGACCCCATAAAGATCGTAAATATAGGTTTCTTTATTGTATCCAATGACATATTTCGACAAATTTAAATCCGTTAAAGGGAAATCTACTAATATTTGATTTTTTCGATTAGAAACATTATATCTCTTAATATCAATAACTAATATTGTTGGCAAACTCCAGAAAGTTAGGTTTTTTCGAGCTGCTTCTTTTATGCCAGTAGCCTCATTTAAAACACAATTGTCTCCATCCAAGATTTCACCTTCTACATATAAGTCAAAACAATCAGATAAAGATGGCGATTTATTGGTTTGAGAATTTGGAATAGGTAAATTAATAATAAAAAATGGTTCTGGTGTCATACTCATGACTTTGTTAGTTTCAACTGATACAAGCTGAGAAACTTGGATACCATAAAATATATTCCATATTTCAGAGTAATCTTTGGAATACATTTGTTTTATTTTTTCAAAACACAATAGTGCTGTTTTATCTCGATCATTTTCTGGAGTGCCTTGAATATTCATGTTTACTTCTCTCGAGAGCGCATTGTGAAAACAATCAATGACAAATATTAGAAATTCTGGTAAATCATTTTGTTGATAACCTGTAAATAAATCATTGTCTTTTATTTTAGCAAGCTTCTGAACCGTTTTGACAAATTTAACAGGAGAAACTATACAATTTTCTTGCCACAAAATCTTACGCAATTCATCCCACTCGATAAGAAGTGCCGAATCATATTGATTCTTTAATCGTCTTTTATATGTTTCTAATTCTAAGAAATGATTTAATTCATATGTGTGCGAAATGACCTGCATACATGAATTTAAAAAACAGGTATTGCCCAAATTAGCTAATCCAGACAATCCTTTATTACTATATTTATCAAAATTCATTATTATAGTTGTTATAATTAATATAAAATAATATATTTAAACACATTTATTATAATATATTTATAACAATAATGTCAGATTTGAATTTGAATCCTCAGGAAAGACAACGGTTAATTTCCATGTGTATTGCTCAATATAATCAGACTAATTCGCATATTACACGATTATTTGACACATTGGATGATATTAGAAATAATATAAATACTTTATTAGGAAATAATATGTATAATATGAATATGAATCAGAATCTAAATTCAAATTCAAACCTAAATTCAAATTCAAATAGAACTAACAGATTTAATCGTCACAACAGACAAAACAGGCAAACAAATTCGAGTGCTCCCAGAACACATGTTTATTACGATTATGCGAATCCAATTGAACGATCGACTTATATAACCGACTTTATGAGCGATGTGATAACTAATAATACTTCAAATATGTCGAATCATGAGAGCAATCCACAAGTTACGGAGTTTCTTACTACATTTTTAAATACATCAGTGCCTGTTAGACCAACATCGCAACAAATAAATAGCGCATCTAGACTTGTTAGGTTTGAAGATATTCAGACACCTAACAGCGCGAGTTGTGCTATTTCTTTAGAACCATTTTCTCCAGAAGATAATGTTAGACAGTTAAATCATTGCGGTCACATATTTTTTCCGGGTCAGTTCAATCAGTGGTTTCAAAATAATGTTAGGTGCCCGGTTTGTAGACATGACATTCGATCTCCTCCTGCTACTGCTGCTGCTGTTGCTGCCGCTACTCTTGATGATACTCTTGATTTATCTGGCAACGAAGTATCAGAAAATAATTTTTTGACAACCTTTATAACTGGATTATTAAGTCCAAATTCTAGACCTTCTAATCTTACTCCGGAAAGTCAATTATATTATGACACCATAATGCGGGTTATAAATAATCAAACTTAAATAAAAAATAATAATATATTTAAAACAATATAGAGATATTATTATATAATATATTAGAATATGACTACTATCGCGACTATGGAAGAAATCAATAATGTTGATATTAACGCATGGAGACATGGTTACAAATGGAATATCAATGAATGTTTGAGATTAGAAAGAGAATATGACTTGCTTAAATTGTCTGTTCCTGAAATGGCGATTTTACACAAGAGAAGTATAAATGCGATCATGTGTAAGCTACAGGATGAGGGGTTGGATACCTATAATAATTTATATGTGAGAACCTTTGGAAAAGAAGGAACCCTAGAAGACCACCTCGATGAACAAATTGATAAATTAAATAATTTGAGTTCTTTTGCTGACGAGGAAGATGATGAAGAGGAAGATGATGAAGAGGAAGATGATGAAAATGATGAAGACTATGAGGATGAAGAAGAAGAAGATGAAGAAGAAGAAGATGATGAAGACTATGACGACGAAGACTATACCGGAAATGTAATATATGAGGATGGATCAAATCATGCCTATGTTTATGATCAAGTCAAACGAATGCATAAACATATCACTAATCTTTTGGGGTATTTTACAAAGGTTTCGTCAAAATCAAATAAATCAGTTTCTAGTAATTCTTACTAAATTAAAAAAAAGATTTTTATATTATTGTATAATTATTGTTAATTTATTGTTAACAATAATTTCTTATTTTTATTCTTTTGTCTAATGGTTTGTCTATTTCTTTTGAATGAAGAATTTGGCAACAGTTTGATTTCCTTCTTTCGCATTGTTCGTTTCTCTCAAATACTTATCGAATATCAAAGTCTTCACCTCTTTATCCTTCATCTTCGCCAACTTGTCTTCAAACTTTTTATTATCATGTTGTTCCAGTCTTAGTTCCGCTATCTCCCGTCTAAACTTCGATATCTTGGTGCTTTTATTTTGCATACGCCAAATGTCTTCCAATACCAGACCAAACAGCTGAAGTAACGGTTTCATAATTTGATTGGTAATATAAAAGGAATAATCCAGATGTAATCCTTTCTCTTTTATATAAGTTGGTGTCTCTATTTTCTCCCCCTGTAGCGCCTTCTTGTTGGGTTGAACTATATAAGCAAACGGTATTCGATCACCTGATGTCGGTTTGTTTCCTGGCTCTCTGGCAGCGATTCTATCTGCCAACACTTTGTGAGCAATCTGCTGCGGATTTTTGTAGAATGACCGCAAAGACTTTGTAATGATTAATTTGTCCATTGCGACATGCCCGTCTACCATTTCCTGTAAACATCGGTTCACATATTCAATTGCTTTGTAAACATTACATTCTTTCATCAAGATGTCGATCACGCCTCCGTAAACGTCTTTCACTATTGGCGCATTATCTCGCCGTTTAAGAACAATTCCCATCTCTTTTCGCTTTCCTTTGTTCGGATCGGTCTCATATAAGATGCCGACATATCGCTTCTTCGATAATAAGCAAAAGGGCATAAATGTCTTCTCATATTCGAAATCATGTGGTTGCTTCAGAAATTTTGACACGGTGTGACATGCGGTCTGTGCGATTTCGATCGACAGTTCTAGCGCTTTATGGCCTAAAATAGGCTCGCCGGTTTCTTTGTTTAAGAGGTTGAACTTGAAGAATACTGAGTCTGTGTTATGAACAATCATGTTTCCTACACCAGCAGCAAAATGATGATTATCTGTTGTTAGATCATATACATAGCCTTCATATGGGATTTCTTCCATACTTTTTATAGAATTAGGATTATATTTATTATACTGTTTTGTATTTATTTGGTGTACGATAATACTTAAGTTAGGACAACTTGTGAGGCTAAATGGGAGATTATGATGATTTAAATAGTTGGTATGTATTGCGGCATCTAACATATTATCGAAAAGTAAATTTACTCCATACTCAGTGGCGCTTGCTGCGATGGGAACGCGATACCTTGATGCGGCATCTAATGTATCATCAAAATGCACGATATCTTCATCTGTATAAAAGTTTGACTCTGCTTTCTCTCGTAATATATGATGCAAAAGCTCTAAACCAATATGAATATCCTTTGGTGAAATTTCTTGTCCTTCCTTGGTTATTAAAGAATGGTCATCTGTAACATCAACGCATCCGGTATGCGTTAGAATTCTTACCATCTTTTTATGAGCAGCAAGCTGATGTCTTATTACTCGATAAAGCTTAGTCCATCCTTTTTCTGTCCAAGTTTCTACTCCTTCCAATTCACAGAATTCTTTTTCTTGTTTTCCGGGTTCCACGCATTTGATCCATAGATTTTGCCCATATTTTTCTGCTAGTTGTTCAATTGTGAGAATATCTACTATTCGAGTTAATTTTTCTTTCCCTCCAGCTTTCTCAAAGGTGGATATATACACTGGGGTATAATTAGCGACACTATCTCCATAAACATACTCTGCTTTTGTATTTACCAGACCATATTTTGTATCCAAATTCACATCTTCATAACATTCTTCGACAACGCGTTTCGCATAAGTCAGAAGTAATCGTCCCGTAGCCGTAGTAGATGCCGCAATATCCGGTTCGTAAAAGGTGCTAGTTTTTGCTCCAAGCTGACCGTAAAGTGAATTCGCTGTGACTTTGTAAGCTAGCTGTCTTTTATCTAGCACATTCTTCATGAAATCATCCTGTGTCAGAGGTATCTGTTTTCTAGTGTCTTTTCTGGCCTTCAAAAGCTCTTGTAAAATAGAAGGCATGATTGCTTTCTCTTCTACAACTCCGTTTTTAAATGGTTGCGCAAATCGACATACTTTGTATCCTGACTTTATCTTTTCTGCTTTTGCCTTTGGACTCTTTCTGACATATCGATAGGTGTCGAATGTGATGTCCACATATTCGTATCCAGGCAAGTTATCGTAAACAAATTGACCAGACTCCATCTTTTGTCCTGTTTCCGCAATCAAATTGTTTGCTAAATCATATATTTTAGTCCACACTTTGCTGCTAGGGCACAAATTCTCCGATAACATGGAAGACGGATATAGCGACGCAAAATCGCCAACTGGAACTGGACTGTCTAGATAGAGACCGCATTTTGGCTCCAAAACAATGGCACCTTCGTAACCGTCGTCTTTCGATCCTTTGTCAATAACCGGCATCAGAACCCCTTTTTCCTTACATTTTTTAGCAACATAGCTTGTTAGTTTAATACCTTGACCTCGATAAATTAGGAAACTCATGGGAACACTACATAATTTGGCCATTTCCACTAGATCCGTTAGGACATCCACTTTGGAAAACAAGTGCTGGACTAGGTTACAATCCTGAATACAGTATTTTGCGATAACTGCTCTTGCGGTAGGACCTTCATTCGTCATTCTGAAAATATCTTTAGGAGTCACATCATCCTTCGCTAGACCCCATTTGACTGCCTTTGCTTGCGGGTTCTCATGTCCTTCGATTTCAAACCATTTTTCCTCTTTATTTATTTTGGTGACGCGAAACTTATCGCCACCTTTGTAATAATCGCTTGAGTGGTTGATTTCTTCGAAATGAATAAAACTGTCTACTTGTAAGCCAGTCATATTATTAGTTTTGAACCGGGTGCTAAGTTCTTCTGCCTTTGTTAACTGCTCTTGACCTTTTATATAATCCCCGATAAAATGGCCACCAACATAGTCCAGCTTGTAAGAGGTCAAATTTTCCGTGCGTCGAAACCAATTGAGCATATCCACTTGAAGCCGTCCATTCATTTTAATGATAGATAATTCATATGTTCCTGACGCGAATGTAGTGCTACTTTTATCAATCTCTATTTTTCCTGTTTTGTAATCGAGAGTTGCGCACAGTTCATCATTGTTTCTAGAAAGCTTCAGAAATTCATCGACGCAATTAAGCTCCTGAGCTCTTCTAAACATGAACTCATAATCAAAGCTAAATATGTTGTAACCAATGACAATATCCGGATTTTCCCTTTGAACTAGGTTAGTCCATGCCAATAAAACTTCTTCTTCCGAAGCGTAGGTTTCGGTAGCCGAATTGGGAACCGTTCTTTCTAAAGAGTCGCACGTATTGAGAACTACACAGTGATTCAAGTAAGGATCTTTTTCACCGTATCGAACAAAAGTGGAACCAATAAATGTTATCTTGTCGCCCTCTAGTGCCGGAAAATGATTGCGCAATGACACGATTAGCTCATTGATTTTTCCCTCTCTGTCGAATTTCTTGTCGCACATTATATCTACAATAGTGGATTGCTTGTTTTTATAGCTCTCTGCTTTGAAACCGGATCCGACCTTGAAATAGTTTGCTGGTTCTTCTTCAACCGGCTCTGAATCTGAATCGGATGCCTCATCATCATCTTCCTCTTCTTTTTCTTTGACGACCTGTAGCGCTTTATTCGCGTTCTCAAACATGGTCTCAATTAAATGCTCTTCGCTGCTATTTATCTCACGATCTCGCACTTTCGTTTTCAGCCATGCCTCGGTCCTCACTTCTATATCCTCCGCAGATATGCTCACTTTCGGATATACCAGGTCTACATTAGGGACAGGGATCGAGTCTTCTTGTCCAAAAGCCGTGCTGATTATTGCTCTTAGCATATCTTGGCATTTTTCTGGTGTCAAATCGGCATCGGATTTCTTTGCCCAAGGCTCGGCTAAAGCCTTTGTGAATACATCGACAATGTTGGTCGCCAACTTCTTATATGATTTGACTGGAACTGGGAAATCGCCGTGACTGCTACTAGCCTCAATATCAAAACTCATTATCTTATAAGGAACACGAGTCTCCTTGTCATTCAGCGGAATCACATTCTTGTAATTGATTTGAAACTCGAAATCGCAGCTGGTCTTTTTATTTGCGCCAACTAGCTCTTTCGTCTTTTTATAAGGCAGTGCTACCCAGCCAGATGGACTGATCTCGCGCAAATGAAAGAATCGCAGTAAGGGAGGGATATTCGCTTCATATAGCTCAATAAAGCAGTCCTTGAAGAAATATCCGTTTTTAATAAGGCGTCTTTCATTCTGTCCTAGTTCGTCCGTTACATCTCGATACCAGAAATTTTTCACTTTATTGTAGGCGGGAACATTGGCGAATTTAATCTGGATGAAGCGATGTAGTTTGCCGGCATCAAACTCATATAGCTTTCTTCTCTCGATAAGCTTACATTCCGTAATGGAATTTTCATAATATTTACCTACTTTTGCCTTTAAATGCTCCTGAAATGTGACTTTCATTTTTTGACCCCACTCATTGGGGACTTTGACATAGAAGAAGGGTTGATATTCTTCTACTGTGATCGATGCTTTTTGTCCTTCTTCGTTGATGCCGAACATTTGAATCGCAAATGTTGCTTTGTCTCTGTTAATGTGTTTTCCAATGCCTGTATCATTATCATCTGATCCATCAGAAGACAGATCGGTATTTTTATCATTGTAAATATTGAATTCGAATAACTTAAAAGTATGTTCCATTTTTAAAGATTATATTATACTTTATTTTAAAGTATAATATTTAATTCAATTTTATTCTATATTTATTCCTTGGTTATAATAATTAAATGTAAACTAACAAATACCCTAAAATAGAATATATTATACTTTATACAATATATTTAAGTTATTATATTATAAAGACATTATAATGAACAAACTTATTATCGTTATCCTTATTTTTTTATTTTATGTTATTTGTTTAAAAGTAATTAAAGATTTATATTATTATATTACAATGAGCAAATTAAAACCTATTATAGCTATCGCGGTTTTTGATGGACCTACTGTTAAAGGCACGGTAAAATTTACCGAAGAACAAGATTCTGGGCTAGTTGAAATTGAGGTTAACTTGTCCGGGTTAAATAAGAATTTTAATCACGGTTTCCATGTTCACGAGTCAGGCGACCTGACAGACAAGTGTGAAAGTATGTGCGCGCATTTTAATCCATATGGCAAAAAACACGGTTGTCCAGGGAAAAAAGAGAGACACGTGGGCGATTTAGGTAATTTAAAAACGGATTCTAAAGGATGCGCTCATTATTCTTTTTACGACGATGTCATTCGATTACGCGGAACCAAGGCGAACATATTGGGTCGCGGATTAATCATTCATGCGGATCCAGATGATTGCGGAGAAGGCGGTTATCCAGATAGCTTGACGACTGGTCATGCCGGGAAGCGAATTGCCTGCGCAATAATAGGATATTCTAAGGAGAATTTTGCTTGTTAACGCTTTGCTTTTCGAGTCCTAGGTTTTTTGCTTCTCTTAGATTTTCCCTTTCTTGCCCTTGTTTTCTTGCTCTTGTTTTCTTGTCCTTGTTTCCGACTTAGTCTTTTATACACATGTTCTGGTCCAGATAAGGATACAATCTTGCCTTTCAAGACCTTCGATTCGACCCAGTTTATAAAAGAATCCGCAGATCTGTCTTTATTTTTTACCGAACTGGCTTCGTAACTTTCCACAGTATCTCCCTGATCAGTTATATATTTCATCGTTGGAAATCCTTCCACAGACCCAACTCCTTTTACTTGAGGCAGTAAATCTTTGTTTAAATCGATGATTACTATATCTTTGTTATTCGAATACTGGCTTTTTAATGTATGGGTCATTTTTGACCATTCTGGTCTTGTCGCATTACAAGGTCCACATCCGTCCATATAAATCAGAATAAACACGTGCTTTTTTTGTTTTATTAGATCATCAATCTTTTTGGATTTATGTAAACGCCCTTTGTTAGGTATACTTAATATTTGCATTTGTATATTAAGTATATAAATTAAACTTTTAAAATATTTTGTTCTACTTCTAAGATTTGTCGCTTATGAAATGTAGATTTATTATCCTAATGTAGTATATATATGTCGCCAAATTCACTAAAGATTACAATAATAATTGTTATGTTTTTAGCGGGATTATATTTTTATACGCAATATTCTCAAACCGATAAATCTTATATGCTTGAAGGACTAACAACTATGGACGGGGAGCTCCGCTGCCCGAATGTTCTGATCCAAAAAGGACCAAAATATTATTTATACAATTCGGAAATAGCAGAAGTCCCTGGAGTCAATCCTATCATGTTTAATAATTTAGAAGAATATACCGAGTTCTTGGAATGGCAACGCGGAGCTGGCATTCGTTGTCCAGTGCTTTATGTTCAGAATTCTTATGATATTCAGGGTAACCGTGTTCTAAAAGTGCGACCCAGTGTTTCTGAGTTACAGGGCGGCTTGCCTCCAACCACACCGGTTCCTTTGCCTATGAAATTTACTCCCTTGGTAGATGCTGCGCGCAATGATGGTCCGTATAATGAAAATGGCTACCCTGGATATGACCAATCGTCTTATTATGTAGGAAGCACGACGCCTTTAGACGCAATTAAAAGTTCGGAAGCGAATATGCTTTATAGTGACAATGCGATGGATCCGAATTGGGGTGGAGCGGATTATACACAGGCTTTAGTCGATACGGGATATTACAAAGACAATGAGGTGGCAATTAAAATCGCTTAGAATAAAAATATAGAATAAAAATATAGAATAAAGATTTTTAATTAATTTAAGATGATATTATAATAAAAATAATAGGTTATTATAATATATTATAGATTAATGGCAGAAGAAACAAAAGAACCAGATCTACAAAAGATGACAAGAGCATATTTGGAAAATATATTTTCCAAAAGAGTGCTTTCTGAAGAAAAGGATTATGGGTTAATAAACTTTCAGCATTTTATAGCCAGTAAAAGTACAAACCTCGACCCCAAAACAGTCGAACAATTTATTTTTAACAATTCAAATATTATACACATTCTTAATGAATGTATTAATAATCCATTAGCTAGTTGCGACGATTCTGTTGGAACCATCAGAACTGCGTTAGAATTATTTTACGCAAGTAATCATCAAGAAAAAGCTGGTGTTATGGTATTAGATGAACCTTTTGAACAAGAAGTATATTTTAATCCGAGTGAAGAAAGATTTATTGCTTTTTTAAGTGACATGCAATCAATAGAAGAAAAAGATCCCTTAAAAACTTTGTTAAAAATATGTGAATTTATGAGAGGTTCTGATAAAAATAATTATGGAGAATATGGTCCAAATCTCATCCCTTTTTTACAGAAGGTTTTAACTTCCAAAAAAGACAGTCCAGATAGTCTATTTAGTATACTGAATAGATTTTTACCAGAAGATCAAGATCCTGAATTGTTCAATGAAATATATAACTGGATTGTATATTATGTGTCAAAATATTTGTTTAACGCAAATCTAGTTAGTCTAATAAATATTCAAATCAAAATAAACAATCAACATCCTTTAACATTATTGAATGAAAATGAATCATCTGAAAATGATTTTAAGCACATTTTATTAATAAGTGGATTTATGATTTTTTCCCGAAAGTCTAAGTATGACTTATATAGTAAAGATATTAATATAGGTGATAATTCTGTTTCAGAGTTTGACGTAGAATTTTTAAATAGAATTTTAGAGTATCGCATATTTGATGAAAACGAATTGTATTTTATTTTGAAGGTCCATTTACCCAAAGATATGAATTTTGATTTAATGTATAACGGGTTTATGTATAATTTATTGGAATATTTCAATATATTAAATATTATGTCATCATTTGACCCGCCACCTTCATTAAAATTAGAAACCCCTAAAAAACCACTGTCATTTCTTGAATCGCAAGAGGACGAAGCACTTCCAGAACCACAAGAAAACCTAATAGAAAAAAAATATCGCCTCGATCTCCACTATCAGATACAACATTATTGGGTTTTTGTAAATGATCTTATCATAAATAAATTATATTCTTATTGTATTAAATTTAGAGAAGATTCTGACCCTATTGGTCCTATTGATTCTGAACCTATTGATTCTAAAGATAATGGTGATATGCAAGTTGATCCATCTGATCCATCTGATCCACGAGCTAAAGGACCGCCAGACGATAATGAAATGGCAATAAAAAATGTAGCAATTGAATTCATTAAAAAGGCTACTCGAGAAGAAAAATATCAATTTTTATATCATTTACTTTCAATATATATAAACACATATGGTTTACAAAAAGATGATCCCAAAGATATATTAAATGAGATTGATTTTGAATCTGAAAATGGTATACCAGTAAATTATAAATTATTTTATGAAACATATACCATTTTTTCGATGAGTATGCCTGAAATTACTGATAATTTACAAAACTATATGCGTGTTTTTGGGGATTATAATAATTTTTTACAGAGCAAAATGGAAAGTAGTGACGAAGATCCTACAATTATTTTAGTAATTAGGACATTGAACGGAATTTGTAAAAATACTGATATTGATAAAACAAATATATTATTGTGTATGAATAGAGTAAACCAGTTAAATAAAACGGAAGAAGCAAAAGTTGAGGAAATACAAAGTGAAATCTTAGCAAGTAAACCGATTTTAGCACCTATACAAGGACCATTGGTTACGGTTACTCCAAAAAAAGGTGAAGAAAGTGAAAGAGCGCGTATCCTAAGGCTAGCTTCTATTAAGTCATATGAGTCAGGTGCTACTTCGGGAGATGAGCGTATGTCTCAATCATCATCATCATCTGAAAAATTTTTACCTACACGATCATACCTCAAACCTGTCAAAAAAAATTCTAGAAGATTATTTGCTCTCAATCCTGAAAATTTAAAGACGTTGAAGGTTAAAAAGCCAATTGAATCTTTAAAACGAACATCGAACCTAGAAGAAGAAGAAGAAGAAGAACAAATAAACAAAAAAGTAGCACTACAAGTTGAACCACCAGTTGTACAAGTTGGACCACCAGTTGAACCACAAGTTGTACAAGCAGTAGAACCACCAGTTGTACAAGCAGCACCACCAGTTATACAAGCAGTAGCAGCTGATCCAAGAAAAAGAACAGTTCCTGAAGAATTTGTAAATCCAGATGAAAAAAAAACGAGAGGCGGTCAAGTCGGCGGAGAATGTAAGTTTAATTTAGATAAACGCCTAATTGCTCACATATGTAAATATTTGTTAGAAGCAGCGCATGATTTGGAAAGTTCAAGAGGTAGAAAAGCTATATTCGATGGACAAACAATATTTACTGCCAGAATGCCAGATGGATCTACAGAAAATATATATTTGCTAGTATTTGGTCTTTTATCAAAAATTGTAACAAATATAAAAAATGATGAATTAGATCAAACTAAATATGATGGTAAATTTTTGTTACAATTAAAAGGCGAACTACCTCATGTAGATGAAGATAAATATTTAAATATGATGTCAGAAAATATAACAAAAAATTGTCTCGAATTTGTAGATGATTTTTTTTACTATTCAACAATTGATTTTATTTTGAGAGATCTTAAAAACAATCAAGAAATGTATGAAATATTAAGAGACAAAATTATAAAAGAATATCCTTATGGTGATTGGTGGATAGTAGCAGAAATTAATGTAAAAACTAGTAAAGACAGTCCACCATCGCACGATTTATATTTACATATTATTAAAAAAGAAGATAAAGAACAAAACGATACAACTTTAAAACTTTATGAACAAGATATGGGGATGGGGGAAGTAATGAATATTGCTCTTCAAGAAAAAAAATATTTTGCGGCTTATGATACTATATTTCAACCAGTAAAAAATAACGATATCGATGAATTATTTGATAAAAATGGTCCTGACGAATTTACTTTATCAGGAGATTATGTAACCGCTATATTGGAGGCTAGAAAAGAAAATGAAAGTGGTAAAATTAAAATAGAATCGGGTAAAGTAGTAATTGATGGTGCTATTTGGATTAAAGATCCAGCTAAATCAATAGATCCTTTATCGGTTGAAAAAACAGTTTATGGAACTATTTTTACACCTGAGCCAATACAGTTAGGAAATCCTAATATTATCGAGGGATTCAGTAATTTATACATTGGATATCCTGATAGTGAGCCAATGTTAATAAATATTCCACTTAATGCGGATTTAAGCAAAAAGTCTAATACAGTATTTAACGAGAACGTAGATGCTCTTCAAGTTACTCTTCCTGGAGGAGGTTTTGATAATTATGATCCAAAGATTCGCCAATTTTTAAAAGATTTAAATGGCATGTCTGTCCGGACGACAATTAGTGTTATGAATGAACTATTGTCATTTTGGATTATCAATCCTGGTATTGATAATTATCAATTAATTTTAGAACCTCATCCTAAAAGCGGTGAACCAGCGATCATAGGTTATAAATTTACATCAAGTAGTAATTCAGATTTTTCATTCGAAGCTCGTATTGGTGATTTTACAGTTTCAAATATATGTCACACGATGATAAAGTGTGCTAACGGCGATCCTACAGCAGGTTCTTCCCAAGAACGAATTATTCAGCAAATGGAACGCATAAGAGCACATCCAGAATATCGATATAAAAATGAAGATACGCCAAGAACTCTTTCCTACGCTCTAGCAATAATCGCAACAATTAAATCATTTGGAGACGAAGGTCAAGTATTATCTACTGAAAAAATGAAAGAACTGTTAGAAGGATATCCTGATTTAGATGAAAAAAGTAAAAACATATTTTTTTTAACTTCTGATCGTCCAGCAGCAGCACAGTCATTGTTTTACGACATATCACTAATGAGTGAATTACTGATACCTCATCCATCATTTGGAAATCAACCTGATATTACGAATAAAATAGAAAGTAAATTTAATGCTATTACAAATA